TTCTTGCTGAATAAGGTTGTAAACGCAGGCGGAGCAGTGCCGGACACTGTTTACAATGCACCTGCAAAAATTCAGACTATCGAGTGTCCGTCTCTTTCTGACGACAAGATTATCCTTACTGACCCTAAAAACCTTATTGTGGTTAATACCTACGGTGTTAAAATCCGCAAGACTGTTGAGGGCAAGGAAGCGATTATGCAGGATAAGCGTTTCTACGTTACCCACCTTGATTACGACCCTATTATCGAGGAGCTTGACGCAACAGCAATCATTACTGGCTTGAAGTAAGAGAGGAGGCAGCAGTTATGTATCATTTGAAACTGACTAAAGCCCTTTCCTACACAGGCGTAGTGAAAGCTACAAAGAAAAACCCGGACGTGTTCGTAGAGGACAAGGCTACCGCAGACGCAGCGGTAGCAACCGGGTATTTTACTCTTGTTGAAGAAACGGCAGGAGAGGCAGGCGGAAACACAGAGGGCGGCGAGGAGCAGCAGACAGCACACCTCGACAAGGCGCAGCTCGAAGAAATGACCGTACCACAGCTCAAGGAGCTTGCGAACGATATGGGAATTTCCACTGTTGGATTTAACAGAAAGTCCGACTATGTAGACGCTATCGCAGCAGTTGAAGTCGTACCCGGCCCGGAGGAGGATGAGAACGAGGTAGACTACGGCGAGGGCAGCCCTACTATGGTTGAATTGCAGCAGTAATAAAGAGGGAGGTGCGTATTTATGGCAACAAGGCCGTGGGTAACACCTCAAGAAGTCAAAGACTACTCCGAGATACCAGCAGTTCAGAAGCGCAGCGACGCAAGGCTCACAGTGGATATTGCGAGGGCGGAGCAGTATGTTATCACATACACTCACAACTCGTTTAAGGACGAGGAGGAAATACCTACGTCGGTAAAAACAGCAGTTTTGCTACTGGCGGAGGCATACGGGCATAACGCAGCAATCGCAGCGAAAGAGGTCAAGTCGGAAACATTCGACGATTACAGCTACACCGCCGAAACCAGCCAAATCAGCATAGAGGCGTTAGACCTTGCGGCACTCCTTGATGATTACGTCAAGGCAGAGCCGAGGAATGGAGTAACGCTCCGCATGAGAAAGCTTTAAGGAGGTGCGGCATGAGCTTAGAAATGCTTTTAGACCACCTTTGCGACATATATCACACACAGGAGGGACAGACCTCGCCCGGCTACGGCCTTGCAGCGTCGCCCTCCTTTTCCTATCCCGAAAAGCCGGACATAGAGGCACAGAGCTGCCATTTCGGAGTGCGTTCACAGAGCGTAACAATTTCACAGACAGCCCCGGCAAACCTCATGGACGCAAAAATCAAACTAACACTCCCAGTAGATACAGATATTCGCCTCAACGACAAAATTGTTGATTGCGAAACCGGGCTTGAATACACAGCGGAGCAGCCCCGGAACATAAGGGGACACCACAAATTCGTGTATATCAAGAAAGTGGGAGGGCAGCAGGCATTATGAGTGTTGTTAATATTGATATGTCAGAGTTTAGAGAGTTTTTCGGGAGCGTCGAAAAGGCAGCAAAAGGAGAGTTCCGCAAGGAGTTCGAGCTGTTTTTGGAGGGGCTTGGAAACGAGTTCTTGAGGATTTTGCAGGACGAGATTATACGCCGACAGGTAATGGACAGCAGGCTCTTACTCGCCAGCTTCGAGAGAGGCAACGACGGAAACGTATGGCGAATACAGGAGGGCGGACTGGTATTAGAAGTTGGCACAAATCTTGACTACGCAAGTTATGTGAATGACGGTCACTGGACAAATACCAAAGGCGTTGCAAGACGCTGGGTGCCGGGCTACTGGCAGGGCGACCGTTTTATTTACGACCCAGCCGCAGAAAGCGGCATGATGTTAAAGCAGCACTGGGTAGAGGGAAAACACTATTGGGACAGCGCATTGCGTATTCTCAATCAAATTTACCCGGAGCTTTTGGAGAAAAAACTGCAGGAATGGTTAGACAGCTATTTCGGCGGATAACACGGAGGAGGTGGAGCAATGCTTGAGCAGGAATTAGCAAGCATTATCAAATTTACGCTCGACAGAGCAGGAAACCCCTCGCCGTACTACTGGAATGTCCAGCAGAATTTCAATGTCCCGGCGGTCTATTTTCCTACGCCGGAAATTTCAACCGGGGGCGAAACCTTTGCGACGTACAAAATGGAATACGTTTGGTTTATAAAGTTTTTCCATAAGACTTCGCAGCAGGCATACGCACTCGCTTTTGAGGTATTGACGGCGATTAAGGGAAACCGCAACCTAATTCCCCTCATCACAGAAACGGGAGAGAGGGCAGAGGGGAACGTAAGAATAAACGACCCGAAACTAAAGGTACTGGATAACGGAGCCACCCAGCTCACAATAGACTGGACGAGCCGCCGACCGTACAACAGACACGAAGCGGTCAAAATGCAAACGTATGAAGTGGAGTTATGGGATAAGGCAGAGGCCTACACCGAGAAGCCTATTTCAGAGGCAATGGCGGAGGCATTGGAACAATATGCAATCCCAGCCACGGAATAACAACCGGGCAGCACCCGGAGAAATAAAGGAGGCAAGAGCAATGGGTACTAACAAAAGTACTAACACAGCCGGAGCAGCGGAGGCAGCACCCGAAAAAGTGCAGCAGGCCGCAAAGTTCCCGGTGGAGAAGTTGGCTGCGAATTGCAGACAGCTTTTCGGCGTTTCTTCTTGCACTTTCGCAGGAGCGACGTATGGAATGACGGGAGAATACACCGTCGCAGAAATGAAAGCACACATCAAAGCATGGTGCGGTAAGGAGGTAAAGTAACATGGCAGGTGGAACATTCGACAAGCTGGTAGGAAAGACCCGTCCCGGCACTTACATTAACTTTGTGAGTGGGAAGCAGGACGTACTCGGTATCAGCAGCAGGGGTACTGTTATCGTTCCCCTTATTAACCACAATTACGGGCCGGTAGGCGAATACATTACGCTTACTAACGCCAGCCCGGACGCAGCAAGGGCGAAGCTCGGTTACAGCATTTACGACAAGGATAAAAACCGTCAAATGCTGCTTGTCAGAGAGGCGTTCAAAAAGGCTGCAAAAGTCCTCGTGTACCGTGTAAACGGCGGCACGGAGGCAAAGGCAACCAGCGAGAGCATTACAGCAGTTGCAAAGTACGCAGGCACAAGAGGAAATGCGTTGAGCTTTTCTGTTGTTGCGAATGTACTCGACGAAACAAAGTTCGACGTACTTGTAAACCTTGACGGCAGCAAGGTTGCGGAATACACCGGCCTTACAACTGTTGAGGAGCTTATTGCGCAGAACAACGAGTATATCACATTCTCCGGCACTGGCAATCTCGCAGCGGTAGCAGGTGTTACCCTCACAGGAGGTACAGATACCGCAATGGAGAACGTAGACGCAACGAAATTCCTCGACAGCATTGAGGGAGTTAAGTTCAATACGCTTTGTTTCCCTATCGCAGACGCAAGCCTGCAGGCAGCAGCAAAGACCAAAATCAAGTATATGCGTGAGAATATCGGCAAGGGCGTACAGGTTGCTATGCCGGACACTGAAAGCGACGATTACGAGGGCGTTATTAACGTAACAAACTCTGTTGTTGTTGACGGCGAGGAGCTTACACACGCAGAGGCTTGTGCATGGGCGGCAGCGGCTACGGCGGCAGCAAAGAACACACAGAGTAATACCTACGTTGAATACGAGGGTGCTACGGCTGTTGTGGACGCAAAGAGCCACGAGGAGGCTGTTGCAGCAATCAATAACGGAGAGTTTTTCTTCTCTGTTTCCGAGGCAGGAGCAGTTGTTGTAGAGTACGACATTAACTCCCTCGTAACCTTTAAGGACGGCAAGGACAAGAGCTACCGCAAGAACAGAGTTATCAGAGTATTCGATACCTTTGCAGAGGCGTTACAGCTCAACTTCCCTCCGAACAAGTACGACAACGAGGGTGACGGCTGGGACATTATGGAGGGCATTGGCCGCACCATTTTGAAGCAGTTTGACGACGCAGGAGCGATTACTGACGTTGACTACGATAACGACTTCCTTGTTGACAGAGAATTAAGTCAAGGCGACGAGACTTATTTCAATGTCGGCTTGAAGCCTGTGGATAGCGCAGAAAAGCTCTACTTCACAATTTCCACGAGATAAGGAGGATAAGCGGATATGGAATACAACAAAAATCCCATTTCCCTGCGTGAGGGAAAGGTATTCATTGACGGCGTAGAGTGCTTGGATAGCGTAAACTGCAATATCAAGTTCACGCCGGACGTATGGACAGGAAAGCAGCTCGGCGAGCGCAGCAATAGCAGCCGTTGGCTGGGTTACAACATTACAGGAACGATTACCCGTAGACGTTCCACTAACTGGCTTGAGGAGAAAATCAAGGAGTACAAAAAGACGGGAGCAACGCCGGAGCTTACTATTCAAGGTATTATGAACGACGAAAACAGTGATTACTACGCAGCGCACGGCAGCAGCACTGTTACTGTTGTTGGTTGCGTTCTCACTGGCGATTTGCCTTTGACAGCCCTCGACAGCGGCGGCGAGGTTGTGGACGATACCCTCAACTTCAACGGCAAGGATATTGTATAAGCAACAGGCAGCAGGCGCAGCCCCTTTACGGCGGATAACCGGGAGGGGCTGTAATTTTATGAAAAGGAGAATAAATCACTATGGCTAAGAAAGATTTGAAATATTTTATGCGTAGCAATGAGCCGGAGGTAGTTACCGCACCCGGCCCGGAAACCTTTAAGGACGAAAACGGCGAGGTAATTCAGTTTGAGATTAAGAAGCTCACGCAGGAGGAAATCAACCGTATCAATGACGCATACCGCAAGCGCAGCATGGCGACTGACAAAAAGGGCAATCCGCTCATTGCTGCAGGCGAGGTTGTTTGGAAAACTGAAAAGGACAGCGCAAGAGCAGCCCGTCACATGATTGTGGAAGCATTGCAGTACCCGGATTTGAAAGACCCGGATTTGATGAAGCACTACGGCTGTGTGGACGTTACGGAAATGCCTCTCAAGGTATTCAGCTCCGCAGACGAATACCAGCACGTTTCCCGTATTGTAATGCAGGCTCTTGGGCTTGTGGCAGCAGTAAGCGACGACGAGGATTTGGCTGACGCAAAAAACTCGTAAGCACTCCCGGCAGCGACGGCTATTGGGCGAGCGTACTGTGGCAGAGGCATAACCTCCGTATGGAGGATTTTTATAATATGCCCCGGAGGTTACAGTTGCTCTACATAGCGTCGGAGCTTGAGGAGGATAGAAACCCTTGCAGACATGACACCATTAAGGGAGGAGGCGGTATTTAGTGGCTGATTTATTGGCAAGGTTTAAGCTGGTTGATGAAATGAGCGACAAGCTCGGCAATTTGGCAGAGAGCGGTCAGAATATGGTAGACCAGTGGGAGCAGGCCGGAGAAGCAGTAAACGCCGCTTTCGAGGGCATTGCAGGAACGACGACCACCACGGCGACGACAATAGACGGGGTAGCAACCTCTATTTCGGATATTGCGGAGCAGACAGACCATTGGACGGCGGCAGTTGGAAATTACGACCGGGGCGCACTGGAAGCAGTCTACTCTACCGAGGAATTGGTAGAAATGGGGCTAAAGTCAGTTGAGGCACTGGAAGAACAGGAGCGTATGCTTGAACAGTGTGAGCGTTCGGCTGGCGAATTAAGTAAGGCGATAGACAATACGGCAGACACCCAAAAGGAATTGAGCAACGCTATGGAGCAGGCGGACAAGGCTGTAAAAGCCTTGACGAATAACGAGGACGTTTCGGCGGAAACAAAAGCAGACTTAGCAAAGGCGGCAGAACAGGCGGCAGAGGCTATGAATGAGCTTGAAAGAGCGCAGGAGGAGGCTAACGAAGCTATGGAAGCCTACGACAGGACGCTAACCTCCGGGACGGACAACCTGCAGGAGCTGGAAGCAGCGGCGGAAAGGGCCAGCGACGCAGCGGACGCATTGGCACAGGCTAATAACAGAGCGAACGAAGCCACAGAGGAGCTTGCGAGGGCAACCGAACAGGCAACAGAGGAGGCGGAGGACGCAGAGAAGTCCGGCACAGAGGCGGCAGAGGGCATTGCGCAGGCTTTGGCAGCGGCAGGCATAACGGCTATGGTAAAAGAGACGGCAGAGGCCGTCTACGAACTTGCGGACAGTTTTTCGGAGGCGGAGAAAACCATAGTCGGAGCAACCGGGGCGACTGGAGAGGAGCTTGAGGCACTTATGGCAAGTGCGACAGAGGTATTTTCCTCCTCAAACGCAGAGAGCCTAAACGACGTAGCGGCAGGCATGACAGCAGTACAAAAGGCAACCGGGCTTGTAGGCGACGAGCTTGAACAGGCGACCAGCGCAGGCATTGTGTTGGAGGATATTTTCGGTTATGAAGTTCCGCAGTCCGCAAGGACGGCCAGCTCTTTGATGAAAAACTTTGGGCTTACAGCGAAAGAGGCGTACAACCTTATTACGATTGGAGCGCAGAGTGGGGCGGATAAGAATGGCGATTTACTGGACGTGTTAAACGAATATTCGGCGCATTACGCAGCCCTCGGCCTTTCGGCGGAGGAATTTATGTCGAGCCTTATCGACGGCGCAGACGCAGGCGTATTCTCTGTTGACAAGGTTGGTGACGCTGTTAAAGAGTTCAACATCAGAGCGAAAGACGGCAGCGAAACCAGCGCACTCGCATTTGAAATGCTGGGAATGGACGCAGAGGAAATGTCGGCGAAGTTTGCAGCCGGAGGCGAGACGGCGAGTGAAGCATTCTTTGCTGTTGTTTCAGCGTTGGACGGACTGGACGACCCTATGACAAAGAATACAGCGGCAGTTGCGTTGTTCGGTACTATGTACGAGGATTTGGAGGCGAGCATCCTCCCGGTACTTGCAAATATTGAGGGCGGAACGATTGAAATGCACGACGCATTGGCGGTTGTTTCGGAGGACGCAAAATCAATGGGGGATAGCTGGAAAGAAGCAGGAAACTCGGTACAGACGGCTTTTTCGACGGCGATTTCCCCGACAGTAACAAAAGCGTCCACAGCACTCGCAGGCATTGTTAAGGGTGTAGGAAATTTCCTGCAGGAACACCCGAAAGTAACAAAAGCGATTACGGCAATAGGCGTTGGGCTTGGCGTTGTGGTTGTTGGAATAGCCGGAGTTGCATTTGCAACGTCCTCGGCAATCCCGGCAATTATTTCGTTCGGTACGGCGTTGAACACCGCACTCGGCCCGATTGGCTGGGTATCACTTGCTATTACGGGAATTGTTGCAGCAGGAGCGGCACTCGTGGCAATGATGAACGATACGGAGGACGCAACCCTCGAAATGACAGCAACAACGAGGTCACAGTATTACCAGTTGCAAGACCTTAACGAGCAATACGACGAGGCTTGCAAAAAGTACGGAGAGACTTCGGAGGAGGCTTCGAGCCTTAAATATCAGATTGACACACTTTCCGAATCGCTTGAGGAGAACGGAAAGACGGTAGAGGAGCTTGCGGCAGAGTGCGACGCTCTTATCGAGAAACACCAACAGCTTATGCAGGAGTGCGACGAGACTACCGAGGCACTGAAAAACGAGGAGCTGGGAAACCTTGCGCTCATTACGAGACTGGAAGAACTGGCTTCGTCAACAGACCAAACAGCAAGTACACAACAGGAAATGGAGGCTATTATCAGCGGCCTCAATTCCAGTATCGACGGCTTGAATTTGTCTTACGAGGATTTGGTAGAAAACCAAGACCAAGCCCTCTCGTCTTTGCGAGCAATGGCAGAGGCGGAGGCAAAGCGTGAAAAGACGCAGGCCATGTACGACGAGTATGTTAAACTCATTCGCCAGCAGGCAGAGGAGGAAGCGAAACTCGCAGAGGTAACAGAGGAGGTTGCAGCGGCAGAGGAATGGGCTGCGCAGGCGACAGATGAATACCTCGATTACCTTACTATGGTTACAAGGTATGACACTACGGGAATGGCTGGGCTTTCGGCTTATTTCAGTAACGAATACAAAGAAATGTCAGCAGCAGAGGAGGCGTTTGATACAGCCGCCACAAAGCAGGAGGAATTGCAGACTGCTCTTGATGAAACAACGGCTCGCATTGCAGAGCTTGAGCAGGAGTGGAGCGATATTGCAAATGCTTCAACCGAAGCTGCGGACGAAATGGTATCTTACGAGGACGCAGTAGATACGGTAATAGGCAACGTACAGCAGGAATTGACCGAGCTGGCAAACGCCTACGACGTTGCATACGAGGCAGCAAGAAACAGCATTGACAGCACAATTGGACTATTTGACACAATGAGTACCGAGTGCGAAACCTCTGTAAGCGATATGCTGGCAGCATTGCAGAGCCAAACGGAATACCTCGACACCTACGCAGAGAACTTGCAGAAAGCGGCAGAGTATGGCCTCGACGACGGACTTATCCAGTCTTTGAGCGACGGCAGCACGGAGAGTGCAGGCTACCTGCAGGAGCTTATCTCAAATATCGAAGCACTGGGCGGCACTACAGAGGGACTTTCCACGGAGGCGCAGGAGTTTGTTGACAGTTTCAACACGGCTTTTGCTGATGTTCAGACCTCGAAAGACGAGTTTGCAACAGCAGTTGCCGATATGGAAACGAACTTTACCGAAAGCGTAGACGCAATCGGAGAAAAAATGCAGGAAATGATTACCGACATGAACATGAGCGAGGACGCAGCAGCGCAAGCGAGTGCGACTATGGATAGTTATATTTCCAGCATTAAGGCAAAGCAGGCGGAGGCAGTCAGCGCAGCAGAGGCAGTCGCTGCAGCAACGGCGGCAGCATTAAGCACGTCGGCAAGCACGGGCAGTGCGGTTACTGTACCCGGTCACGCAAACGGCACGACCAGCGCAGAAAGCGCATTTATAGCAGGCGAGGAGGGGCGTGAGCTTATCGTAAGCAAGGCAGCGGCCTACGCAAACGGTACGACAGATAGTGACCCATATTATATCGCTGGAGAGAACGGGCCGGAGTTGATTATCGGGCAGCAGGGCAGCACAGTATTCCCGACAGAGGAAACAGACCGTATTATCGACGCACTGGGAGAGAGACGACCACTACAAGTATTTGCGCAGGCAGGCGGCAGCGAGGGCAGAGAACAGACCACGGAACAGGTCAAAAAGATACTGCTTGAGATTGCAGGAAGCGGCGCAATCGAGGTGGGAGGCACAGGAGGCGCAGACAAGGAAACTATTCTTGAGGTGCTGTACGAACACTTGAAGCCAGTTCTTATGAGCATTATTCAGAGCGAAATTTACGAGGAGGGAGAGTTGTCTTATGAGTTCTAATTACCAAATGTGGCTTACCTACAATGCGGAAAAAGAGAAGATACAGCTCCCCGTCCTGCCGGAGTTGTTCCAAGTAAAAAACGGCAGCAACGACGAAAGCGTGAACGTGACAGGGCTGGGGGAAATCATCATCATGCAGAGCCGCCCAGCCCTGCAATTTAGCTTTTCGAGCTTTTTCCCGGCGACGAAGTTTCCGGGGCTGCAGGTTGACAGCATTACGAAGCCACTGACGCTCATTGAAAAAATCAACACATGGAAAGCCAGCAAGAAGCCTATACACTTTATTGCGACGGCTTGCAATGTGGATATATACGCAAGGGTAGCGAGTTTTGACTACCACGAGGTAGGAGGCGACCCCGGAACGTATCAGTACACAATCACCCTAAAGGAATACAGGGAGATTACGGTGCGACAGGTAAAGGTAGATATACCGAAAGCTGTTGCAACGGTGCAGAAAACAGAGCCACGAGTAGACAACACAGTTACGCCGCAGACCTACACGGTAAAGAGTGGCGACTGTCTTTGGAACATTGCAAAGAAGTTGCTCGGAAGTGGCTCGAAATACACGCAGATTTACAACGCAAACAGAGGGGTAATCGGAGGCAACCCAAATTTGATTTACCCCGGACAGGTTTTGACTATCCCGGCATAAGGAGGCGAGGCAATGGCGGACGGAATAAGCCTAATTATCATCAAAGGCGAGCAGGGCTATGACGTTACCCAGCTCGTCGAACAAATCAAATGGAAAGGCAGAAAAGGCTCGGCGGCTCGTTCTATTGTCGTTACGCTTGTTGACGACGACGGGTACAAACACGCCCGGAGTGAGATTGACGTAGAGCAGGGACACCAGTGCTTATTTCAGTACAACGGCGTTGAGCTTTTCCGTGGGATAATCATGGCGCAGACGCAGAACAGCAAGAAGAAAATGCAATTTACGGCCTACGACAACGGCATATACCTTGCAAATAACAAGGACACTTTCACTTACGAGGGAAAGACAGCCAGCGACGTATTTCGGGATTGCTGCACACGTTTCGGCCTGCCTATGGGGGAGGTAGCAAACTGTTCTTACAAAATCCCGGAGCTTACCAAGAGCAAAACAACAGCATTCGACGCTATATGCGACGCAATGAGCCTCGATTTCGACGCTACTGGAATAAGACACTATGTAGCCTCGGAAAAAGGCAAATTGAAGCTGCTGACACGCCGGGAGAACATTTTACAGTGGGTAATTGAGGTAGGGCAAAACCTTACCTCATACTCCTACACAAAGAGCATTGAGGACATTAAGACCCGTGTAAAAATGGTATCGAAAGAGGGGACGACGATTGCAGAAAAAGCTAACGCAGCCCTTGAGGGCAAAATTGGCGTATTTCAAGAAATCAATCGCCCGGACGAGAGTTTAACCACGGCGCAGATAAACGACCTCATTGCAAGCATACTCGACGAAAAGAGTACGCCGGAGCGGACGCTGGATATTGAGGCGATAGGAATACCCGAAGTGATTTCGGGTATCGGGGTATATATTATTATCCCGGAATTGGGGCTATCCCGGACGTTTTATGTAGACAGCGATACGCACACATTCAAAGACAATAAGCACATTATGTCGCTGAAACTCAACTATGCGAACGACCTTTCAAAAGAGGGCAAGAGCAGCACAGGAGAGAACGCAGCTAAAGAGTATAAGGTTGGCGACGTTGTTCAATTCAACGGAGGCTATCACTATGTAAGCAGCACGGCGAGCAATCCGACCGGGTCAAAATGCAACGCAGGCCCAGCAAAGATTACGCTCATTGCAAAGGGAGCAAAGCACCCGTACCACCTTATACATACGGACAGCAGCTCAAGAGTGTACGGCTGGGTAGACGACGGCACATTTAGTTAGGAGGTGCGGATATGGCAGGAGAGGCAAGCGGACAGACGAGCCTCAAAGGGCTATTTCAAGGAATGGCAGGAGGCGGCGCAGAGGTTTTGCAGGGCATTGTCAAATCAGCAAGCCCTATCAAAATACAGATTGTGAATGACGAAAAGCTCACAATCGGGCCGAACATAACCTATATTCCGAGACATTTGACAGACTACACTACCGAGGTAACGGTAGACTGGGCGACAGAAAACACAAGCGGCGGAAGCGGCGACGCTGCATTTCAGAGCCACAAACACGCCATAAAGGGGCGCAAGACTATTACGGTGCATAATGCGTTGAAAGTTGGGGAGAGGGTACACGTCCTCGCATTCAACAAAGGCAAACAGTATTATGTGCTGGATAGGATAAGCTGATATGGCAGACGTTTATATTCCTATCCCGATTGACACGGTAACGGAGGCGGAGGAGCAGCCGTCTTTGACCTATCGCCTCGACCTTGACAAAGGGAGGATTGTGGGTAAGGTGGACGGGCTGACAGCAGTAAATCAAGCTATCAGAAAAGCCATTATTACACCACGTTTCAAATGCCTCATTTACGACAACCAGTACGGAAGTGAGATAGAGGAGGCAATCATAACAAAGGACGCAAGCCCGGACTATATAGAGGCAGTAACAGAGGGCTTCATAAGGGACGCATTGCGCCCGGACACAAGGATATTATCGGTGTACGACTTTCGATTTACCTTTGAGGAGGACAAGGCTCATGTCTTTTTCAGAGCGGACACGATATTTGGACAAACAGAGATTGAGGAGGTGATTTAGAGTGTTTCAAGATTACACATACGAGCTGCTTTTGGAGGACGTTTTGAACAATGCGCCGGAGGGGATTGACACCCGACCGGGCAGTATATTTTACGACGCAGTTTCGGGTATTTTGATAAAGGTTGCAAAACTCTACACAGACCTTGACCTCGTTTTGGAGCTTACGAGCATAACGACAGCCACAGGGGACGCACTGGACACAAAAGCCGGAGAATACGGCATTGTAAGACTGGCAGCGACGAAAGCGAAATACTACGTTGAGTTTGAGGGCGTTACGCCGCAGCTTGGCGAGAGATTTTATACCGACGGACAGTATTTCAGACTGGCAGAGGACGCAGAGGCCGGGGTGCTTTATCTTGAGGCGGAAATCGCAGGCAGCAGCGGCAACGAGATTTACAGCGGCACACCAGCCGTCCCGGTAAACAACATTGAGGGGCTGACTGCAGCGACGTTTGGAGCGATTTATGAGAATGGCAGCGACGACGAGGAGGACGAAAGCCTCCGTACCCGTGTGCAGGAGAAAATCGCAGGCCCGGCAGAGAACGGCAATAAGCAGCACTACAAAACGTGGTGCGAGAGCCGGGAGGGTGTAGGCAGAGCGAGAATATTCCCTCTTTGGAACGGGCCAAACACCGTGAAAGGCGTTTTAATCGACGCAGAGGGGCAGCCCTGCAGCGAAAGCAAGGTGTCGGAAGTGCAGGAATATATCGACCCGGCGACAAAAGGCTACACAGCCACAGTTGACGGTAAGGTATATGTTGTAGGCGACGGGCTTGGAGAGGGAGTTGCAAATCTCGGCGCACATTTCACGGCAGCAGCAGCGACACCGCTGGAAATCAAAGTGTCGTTCGAGGCGGAACTGGCAAGCGGAGCTACGCCGGAGGCTGCAGAGCAGGAAGCGACAGAGGCTATTGAGCAATACCTCAAGGAGCTTGTGCTTACGACGGTTGAGGCAACGGACATTGTTGTGCGTGTTTCGGCTATCGGTGCAATTTTGAGCGGCCTGCAGAATTTGCTCGATTACAGCAATTTGAAGCTGAACGGAGCGACCAGCAACATCATACCGGGAGAGGACGACGTACCAGTTGTCGGGGAGGTGGTTATTGAGTGAAATTCTATGAAAAATATTTCGCCAGCAACTACGACGAGCTGATAACGTACTACCCTCGATTTTACCGGGACGTGTTCGAAATGGTGGAAATCCTAAAGGCTCACGGCAGGATTGCAGACGAGCTTGAGGATAATATCGAGCAGACATACCTCAACAGCTTTATCGACTATGCGGACGAGGAAACAATTACAAAACTGGAAAGATTTTTGATGATAGGACTGAACAAAAGTCGCTCTTTAGAGGAGCGCAGGCGACTTGTTAAGTCCTATTTTGTTGGCTTTGGTAAAGTTTCCGCAACAATGTTGGAGGAAATGATACAGAGTTATACAAACGCAGCGGTAGAGAGCAGGTTTGAGCCGTCCGACGAGGAGGGCAATAACACGCTGTATATCAATTTCCAGCGAGGCAAAGAGCCGACGCTCTACATGAGCGATATTAACCTGTTGCTGGGGAAGAAAATTCCGGCGCACATTAACTGGCAGGCGGCAGTAACGTATCGCTTCCCGGTCGGAGTTGGAGTAAGGAGAACGTATTACAAATACGGCTACGACTACTGCGGAACAAAGCCGGATATTGCAATGCTTGGCGCAATCGTCACACGGGCGAGCGTCACGCAGGCACGGGCGAGAAATTACAGCTCGCAGCATGAGCAGGCCAGCGAGGAGCAGCTAACAGGGCAGCACCCGGACGTATCGACCATAGGCGATTATTTGGCCGTCAGCAGCGTTTTGGAGGCTAATAGGAGGATTTATACCTCTGACTATAAAACGGCGCAGGAGGAGGCACAGGAAGCCGGAGAATGGCCGGAAAGCACCACGCTCGGAGCAAGCAACGAAATTAACGCCGGGGCAGGAGTGAAAGTTACTGACTACGGCGTTGATTATATTTACTGCGGCACACAGTTGGCGCAGAGTTAGGAGGTAGGATATGGCTTTTTGGACGGAAAAATTCATGGGGAAAATGCGTTCAGAGTGGTTACGCAGGATTAACAAAATCCAGTATTACGCCGGAGGCAAATGGTATGACGCTGTTATTACCGAAAAGAAAATCTCCGGGAATACGCTTTATGTAACCAGCACCACGACGGACAGCGAAGCCCTCACAATTACCAGCGTCAGACTGCTCGACACAGCAGGAGAAGTCGCCGGGCAGATTAGCGAGAGTATCAAGAAACTTTCCACGCAGGGAGTAATCACTGTTTGGGAATTTCCTTTATACGAAATCACAACGACGGACTAAGGAGGTGAGTACAGAATGTCTTACAAGATTTTGGTGTGGAAAGACCACGCCGTAACACCCGGAAACACCTATACGGTAACGGAAAACAGCGACGGTACAATCACGCTGACACCAGCCGGAAAAGTGGTACAGCAGGGTACAAATATGAGCGCAGTCAATTTCAATAACATGGAGCTGGGTATTTTCGCTGCTAACATGACGGCAGCGGAGGCTATGCAGCTTATCCGCCATGTGAAAGACAAGACAGAGGCTCTTGAGGGACTTGTTATTGAGACAACCCTCACGAACAACAAGAAGTACCCATTTAACGACAGCGTAAAGACGATTGCCCTCGGCAACGACAATGTACGCAACAACAAAGATTACACGGTTATTTGCGAGGCGGAGGCGGCAGACGGTTTTGTTGGCGATATTAACATCACGGACAAAATGCTGAACGGCTTTAAGATTGCCTATACGGGCAGCGCAAGCAGTGTAAAAATCAAGTGCTATGTGCAGGGAGGCAGATAACAATGGCAAACGTAATTATCAAATCGGACGAACGCAGAGCCTGTGAAGAAAGAGTAATGCAGTCGTTCGGAGTAAACAGAGCCGACGGAGCAGCAAGAGAAGCGGCAGCGGTAATCGCAGCTCGCTCACAGGAGGCTTACAAAGAAATGAGAAGAATGGAGGATAGACGCAGATGAAAGAAGTAATTATGACACCCGGCACTCATGTTGAGTATGAGACGACTTCCAAGAGCATTATTTTCGGCGACGAGGATTTGTCTATTAACCTCAAGAACAGAGAGAGGGACGAAAAGGTGCTTATCGACATTTGCACCGACGAAAACAAAGAGCTGACAATGGGAACGGCAGCAGGCCTCAAGTATGTTGCGCAGGTAGAAATTCCTGCAAGACAGTACACAGAGGAGGAGGGCGAGCCGGACGAGGACGGCAGACCGACTACAATCTATGTTCCTGTTGCTTTCGATATTGACAACTGCACAATTTATTTGTGGGGAATGGAGGACTAAGGCATGAGTAATTTTGACGATATGAAACTGGCGGTAGAGGCACTTTCCGGCGGAAAGAATACCGTACTTTTTGACGACCTCGGTATGCCGTCAATTATGGTTATTTTACCGAAAATGATTTCCAACGCTATTTGCGAGGGAGCAACAGAAACCGTACACCCGGCATTTGTTTTGGACGGCGTTGAGCAGGAAAAAGTGGCACTTTCCAAGTATCACAATATTATCGTGAACGGCAGAGCGTATTCGCTGCCTATGCAAGACCCGAAAGCGAGCCTCGACTGGACAGCGGCGCAGGCAGCCTGCAGAGCAAAGGGCGAGGGCTGGGGCTTGACACCTTTTTCGTTGTGGAGCGCAATCGCATTGTGGTGCAAGAAAAATGGCACTATGCCTCACGGTAACAACAACTACGGCAAAGACGTAAACTACACCCACGAAAGAGGTGTTGGAACATATTTCGACGGTGACGGAAAAATTTGCAGAACTGCAACAGGCAGCGGCCCGGCAACGTGGTATCACGACCATACGCCATTTGGCATTGCAGACCTTAACGGCAATGTTTGGGACTGGTGCGCAGGCATGAGACTGGTAGCCGGAGAAATTCAGATTATCCCTTACGCAAACTGCATGAGAGCAACCTGCGACATGGGAGAAAATAGTACAGAGTGGAAAGCGATTGCGGCAGACGGCAGCCTCGTAGAGCCGGGAACAGCCGGAACACTCAAGTATGATATTGTTAGCGGCAAGGTTACACTCTGCACCAGCATTACCTCACAGGAGGACAGTGGCAGAGGCGGCACGTTCGAGGCAATGACCGTAGCAAGCGGAATTACAGCTCCGCAGATTTTGAAAGAGTTGGCATTGTTCCCTGCAGACAGCAGCGGCTATGAGGGCGACTATTTCTACTTGAACAACGGCGCAGCGGAGCGTTTCCCGCTTCGTGGTGGCGGCTGGGGCAACGGTGCGGGTGCCGGGGTGTTCTATTCGCACTTGACCGACCCTCGCTCGGGTGTGCACTCGGGCGTTGGGTTCCGCTCCGCTTTCTATGGCAAACTGTAAACTGATTACTGAATAACTGATTGGGAGGGCGATAGCCCTCCCTTACATTTTGTAAGCAGAGGAGCAGAGGCTATGGCAGACACGCTAAATTACAGTAAAGAAACGACGAGTTTCATACTAAAAGAGAAGATTGCCGACATGATGAAGTACGGCAAGCAGGCGGTAGCGAACTTTCCTCGGCGAGAACGACAGACAGCAGACGAGATAAGGCGGTCAATGCTGACAATGTACCGTCTTTCGATAATGGTTGAAAAGAAGTATTACAAGAAAACCACGCTGCAAGACCTCGATATTGAGCTGGACGTGTTGAGACATTTGATACGACTGGCGCAGGACAAAGACTACTACGGGCAGAACATTGCACCGCCTTTGTCTTTCAAGAAATATGAGTATTGGAGCGGACTGCTGAATGAGATAGGCCGAATAATCGGCGGATACATGAAATACGCAAAGTAAAGTTTTGGGGAGCAGGCCGGATAGCGTTTCCCGATTCGTGGTGGCAACTGGAACAACGGTGCGAATGCCGGGGTGTTCTATACGAACTTGAACAACCCTCGCTCGAATGTGAACACGAACATTGGCTTCCGCTCCGCTCTGCTGCTATGCCGGACGGTTGGGCGTTAATCTCAAGGGATTGCGCACGGAGCATAGCACCAAAGGGGTCGGCTTCCCTCCTACGGCCAGTACAGACCAAAGGAAAAGATTAAATTGCCGTGAAAACGCCACTGCCGCAAGGCGGAGGCGAGGCGGAAACGTCACGCACGGCGGAAAGTGGAGGAGTTTGGTATGAGTAAAATCATAACAGACCCAGCACCGGGCATGGTAATACTTGAGGACGTTTACGACAGGATTTGCGAATACGAGGAGCTTTATTTATCACACCTTGAAGCGAGAAAAGGTAAGCGATACCGGGACGACGTTTTGTTGTTTACGGACAGGCTGGAAGAAAACCTTATTGAGCTACAAAACGAGCTGATATGGCAGACTTACCGAGTAGGCAAATACAGACCGTTTTACGTCAGAGAGCCGAAACTACGCCTCGTAATGGCGTTGCAGTACCGGGACAGAGTAGTACAGTGGGCGATATATAAGCATTTATATCCGTTCTACGACAAAATGTTTATCGAGGACAGCTACGCCTGCAGGCGAGAAAAAGGCACACACAAAGCGGCAGACCGATTGCAGTATTGGTTACGACAGGTCAGCCGCAAGCCCGGCGAATGGTATTATTTGAAGCTGGATATAAGCAAATATTTTTACAGGGTAGACCACCTTGTATTGTTGGATATTTTGAGCCGCCGGATAAAAGACCAGCGGCTCATGCAGCTTCTTTCAGAAATTATAAACAGCGAGGACACTCGTTTCGGACTTCCGGCAGGAGTAAGCCCGGAGGATTGCCCGGAGGACGAGTGGCTGGCAGACGTGGGTATGCCAATAGGAAACCTTACGTCGCAGCTCTTTGCAAACATATACCTCAACGAATTAGACCAGCTTTGCAAGCACGATTTGCGGCTGCATTACTACATTCGATACATGGACGACGTAATTATACTTTCGGACGACAAGAGGGAACTTGCGGAGCTGAAAAACATTATTGAGAATTTCCTAAAGGATTTTCTACACCTTGACCTCAACAAAAAGACGGCTATACGCCCGTGCTGGGACGGAGTTGATTTCGTCGGATTTAGAATATGGGCGACACACCGCAAACTCAAGAAGCAGACAGCCCGGAGAATGATACGGAATGTGAAGCGGATTTGCGAAAATATCGCCGCCGGAATATCGAGCAAGGAGGAGTTGGAGAGGGTAGCAGCCTCTTACAACGGAATATTGCAGCATTGCGACAGTTACGGGCTGCGCAACAAACTGAATGAGATTTATTTCCAGTACAGCTATGCACCGACCACCCAGCAGGCAGAGTTGGAGGAACGGCCAAAGAAAGAAATGGAGGCTACCGTAGAAAGAAAATGTTGCAACTGCAAGCATTTCCATATCGACAGATTTTGCGGCTACGACGCAAGCTACTGCGATATTTACGGCATTTTGGACTATACGGAACGCCACCCGGACACGGCGGCGGAAAGCTGTGAGGAATACAAATCAAAATAAACCCGGAAAGGAGGACAAGGAAATGGACACACCTATTTCAAGAGCTGAACACAACGAATTTGTGAAGCGAATGGACGAGGAACACAAGAGGACTAACCACCGATTGACCGACCTTGAAAAGGCACTTGAGCAGAACAATAAGCTCCTTATTTCCGTAGAGAAACTGGCTACGAATATGGAGAATATGCAAAAGGAGCAGCAGGAACAGGGAAAGCGACTGGAAGAACTTGAGGGACGAGACGGTGAAATGTGGCGCAAGGTTGCAGGACATATTGCAACGGCGATTATCAGCATTATTCTCGGCTTCGTATTCGCACAAATCGGTATGTAGGAGGCAGTATGAAAGAAGAAAAGAACAATGCGGACAGCAAGAAGCCCTCCCGTAAATCACCCGGAGTTATGAATATTATTCTCATTATCGTAGGCGTTTCGCTTTTGGTGTTTACGATTGAAATGATAAGGATTTACAGGGAGTTTGGAGCTATCCCGGACACTCTTGTTACCTGTGTTTTTGCGGCTCTCGCCGGAGAGTGCGGCATAATGGGCTGGATAAAGACCAGCAAAGAGCGACGCAGGGAGCGAGGCTGGGAAGTGCAGGACAGGCAGGAAGCAAAAGCAGAGGCAAAGGCGGCCAGCGAGGAGCAGCCGTACAATGAATTGTAAGGAGGAACTATGGGACTTACAGGCAAGAATACAGCCGAAAAGATTTGGAATTACTTTATCGGCAAGGGATTGAGCAAAGCAGGCGTAGCAGGCCTCATGGGTAATCTGTACGCAGAGAGCGCACTCAATCCGAAGAATTTACAGCAGAGCTACGAAAAGAAACTCGGACACACGGACAGCAGCTATACGGCTGCTGTTGACAACGGCTCATACGGGAATTTCGTTAAGGACAGCGCAGGCTATGGTCTTGCGCAGTGGACTTATTGGAGCAGAAAACAGAATATGCTTAATTTTGCGAGAGCTGCAGGAAAGTCTATCGGGGACTTGGAAACGCAGCTCGATTTTTGTTTTAAGGAGTTGAGCGAGGGCTACAAAGGCGTTCTCAATGTACTTAAAACAACCGAAAGCGTAAAGGCAGCTTCCGATAAAGTCCTCGTTGATTTTGAACGCCCGGCAAATATGGGCGACGCAGTAAAGAAAAAGAGAGCAGGGTATGCGCAGAAATATTACGACGAATACGCCGGAGCTGCCAGCACACCCGGAACAGGAGGTACGACCATGACAGGAAAAGAACTGCGCCAGCAGGTATGCAATATTATGACTGGCTGGGTAGGAGGAACAAAGGGCAGTGCAAAGCACCTTGAAATCCTCAATATTTACAACGGCTATAAGCCACTGGCGAGAGGTTATGCGGTGCAGGTAAAAGACGCTTATTGCGCAACTACCGTAAGTGCAGCCTATATCAAAGCCGGAATTGCGGCGTACACAGGAACAGAGTGCGGCGTAGAGAAGTTTGTTGAGATTGCCAAGAAAAAGGGTATTTGGGTAGAGAACGACGCTCATGTGCCGGAACTGGGCGAAGCAGTTGTTTACGACTGGGACGACAGCGGAGTAGGCGACAACAAGGGTTACAGCGACCATATCGGCATTGCGACAAAGGTAAACGGTAAGACCTCTTTTGTTGTAACAGAGGGCAACATGAGCGGAGGCAAAGTCGGCACACGCACACTGCAGGTCAATGCGAAGTATATCAGAGGTTTTATTACCCCGGATTTCGACGCTATTGCAAAGGAACTTTATGGCAGCAGCGCAGCCGACGACAAAAAGGACGACACCAGCACTGACGACCTCAAGGTAGGAAGCATTGTAGAATTTACAGGCAATAAGCACTACACCAGTGCAAACGCAGCAAGCGGAAAGAGCTGCAAGCCGGGCAAGGCAAAAATTACGCAGATTTACCAGCTCGGCAAGAGCAAACACCCTTACCACATTGTTGCAGTGAGCGGAGGCGGCAGCAACGTCTACGGCTGGGTAAACGAGGCGGATATTAAGGGAGGCGCAGGAACAGCCAGCACCTACGAAACATATACCGTCAAAAAGGGCGACAGCCTTTGGGCTATTGCAGCAAAGAAACTCGGAAACGGAAATCGCTACAAAGAGATTAAGACCCTCAACGGACTTAAAAGCGATACCATTCACGCAGGGCAGGTATTGAAGCTGCCTAACTAACAGGAGGACGAGACAATGAAAGAGCTTTTAATCAATTTGTTACTGGCGGTTGTTACGGCAGCCGTCCCGGTGCTTACCACATACGCAATCAGCTACATCAACAAGGCAAAAGAGAATGCTGTTGCTGATACGGACGACATCAAGGCGCAGAGCTACATCAAGGAAATTGCACAGGCAATTACGGACGCAGTCGCAGCGACCAGTCAGACGTATGTGGACGCATTAAAGCAGGCCGGAACATTTACGGCGGAGGCGCAGGCAGAGGCAGCAAAGAAAGCCCTCACAGCTTGCCTCGGCTCTATCAGCCCGGCAGCGACGGCATTTATTGAGAACGCCTATGGGGATATTAAAGAGTACCTTACAACGAAAATCGAAGCAGAGGTACGAAAACAGAAACTTGAAGCTCCGGCGACCATTGCCCTCCCGGTAATGGAAAGCACGGCAGCAGACACTACTACTGTTGCGGCAGCTACGGCAGCAGCAACGGCGGCGACGCTTGCGCAGACAGCAATGCAGTCTAACGCAGCGACGGCAGAGCAGGCAGAATAAGAGCTGCCAAATATCGGGACAGGGCGAAAGCCTTGTAATGACACTATGATTTATGAAAATCCGCCGGGATAAGGCCACCTAAACGGCGGACAGCCCCTCTCATGGAGTTAATCTGTGGGAGGGGCTTTATTTTTTTGCCTAAAAATCGGCTTTTGTCCCGTTTTGCGTCAAATATTTGGGAAAGTTATGGAAAATGTGTTGACATTGCCCCAAATAGGGGCTATAATGAAATCACAGTAAAGGAAAACAAAAAGCAATTACCCGAAACGGGGCGAGGATAAAACAGGAAAGCGGCAGTGAAAACCGGACGGAAGCGGCATAGACCGGGGAAGTCGGCAGGTGGTAACGGCGAGAACGAACGGCAACCTCGCCCGGCAGGGTAAAAATAAAACAGGAGGTCGCAGTTATGGCAGCAACTAAAGAGCAGGAGCGCAAGGCATTAGAAAAAATCAGAAAAATCGTCGAGGAGTTAGGCGGAGCGGATAGTTATATCGGAATGGCATTCGAGGGTTGTTTTGAAATCGCAGAGGAGAATATCGAAAACGACTTTGGCTGCAGCATGAAGCAGAGAGCCGAAAAAGCACAGAAAGACGCAGATTATTTCAGACAGACAGCTAATCAACTTTCAGAGGAGCTGGAAAAGGCACAGGAAAGCATAAGCACACTCAATAAAGAGTTGGAAGCAGCGCAGAAAGCTCGCCTCACTATTGAAGATTTTGACGCTTGCATAGCACTTGCGAGAGCGGCGGCGACTGAAAGTAAAGGCAAGGCAGACCAGCAGGCGGAAATTATAGTTGAATTTGCCGATACCCCGGATTGCCCGGCATTTACAGAAGCGGTAAGAAAGAACAGAGCATACAGCCGTGAAGCGGCGAGAGCTGAACAGCTCGTTAGCAATCTGAATTATTACATGGGTAACTAAATTTTTTTGCTCAAAAATGACGCAGTACGGGGCGAAAATGTTTCGCATGAAACATAAATGCCCCGATACAGAACAGGAGGACATATATGAAGCCTATCGAGGAAAAAATCAACAAATTATTTGAGGAGCTTGTACCAGCAAGCGGAAAAGCGGACACCGTAGCAGGAGAGATTATCAGAGCCGTTTCGAGAATTGGTTATAGAAACTATAACGACGGCGACCATATTGGCGTAGGGTACGGCAAGGAAACCTGCAACCCGGCAGCGAGATACCTTGTGGCAAAGGCAGGCGGCAGAGTTGAGAGAGCTATTGCGGATATGTGGGGAGTTGAGGAGGACAGTCGCTATGACGCAATGGTAGAGACGCTTGAAACAGAGGTTGTTGCATATTTGGAATTGCACCCGGAATTGAAAGAGGCGGAAAACAAGGAAGATATGTGGGAATACCGGGATAAAGACGAGGACGTAGACGACTACGACGAGGAGGACGACTACGACGATTACGAGGACGAGGAGGACGAGCGGTAATGAAGTATTACAGCACACAACGCCCGGTAATGCCGGGCAGCTACCCGAAAGAGGGTGTAATCGAAATCAAGAATTTCGACGAGAGGACACTCTGCAAGGAAATTGGCAGAGAGGCGTGGGGCTACATTGAGTACGACCGGGAGTTGACGGAGGCAGAGGCGAGAGGCTATGAGCTTACGCCGGAGGGAGTTGAATACTGGGGCGTTACAGTCGCTTCAAAGAAGCAGGGTGGCGGTCTGAAAGTTCGGATTGAGAATAAGCCCGTCAGAGCCACGGAACAGCCACAGGACGAACGCTGGGAGGATAAGGCAAGAGAATATAAGCGGCACTGGTTTTCGAGCCTTGAGGAGGCGCAGAGAGCGTCAGAGGTACTTGAGAGCATGGAGATAACCATTGAGCGAGTACGAGGCAGCGTTACGCAGGGAGAAGTCAAAACGTATGTAAACGGTCAGTACATTCTCAACTGGGGAGATAAGATTGAGATCATCAACGAGGGCGAGGCGTTTTACGGGCCGGTAATCGGAAACTGGGCCAGCAAGAAGCCGGATAGCAGTTTTGTGCTTGGGCTGATTTGGCACCCGTTTGATTATATTTACCATTACAGCGACAAAGTAAAGAAAGCCCTCGGTATCGAGGAGTAAGGAGGCAGAAATGAACAGATATGCGGAGCTGATGAAAAAGCAGCAGGAGGAACACGACGAGGCGAAAATGCTCGGATTTGCTTTTAGCGACAAGCAATTTGCAGAAATGATGAAAAACTGGGGACTTGACCCGGACAAGGAAAGCGATAAGGAAAAGGTATCATACGCAGGCGCAGGGGCGTATATTCTCAAGGAAAACATACCAGCGTATGCGCAAATGACCCGTAGACACAAGGCGGAGCGCATTAAGGCTATTGAGGAGGATTTGACCGGGGACGGATTTGTTTACGAAATGTTCCTGCATGAGCTGAACAATCACGAGTACGGCTACACCGGGGACAGCGACGAGGCATTGGAAGCTCTCGGCTACACATGGGAGCAGGTACAGGCGGACGAAAAGCTCAAGCACGGATTTCAGAAAGCGACACAGAGAATTATGGAGGTAGAGGGATAATGAAGATTAAGGATTTTAGATACTACAAAGGCGGCAGAGATTGCTATGAGGCGATTGAGTGCGACGTTGTAAAAGGGAATGGCGATTATATTACAACCTGCGTAATCAACTGTAATTTGCTTTTATGCGGCATTAACAGCCACCCGTGCGGCAATGGGGACGACTTGAAGCTCAACCCGGAGCAGAGGCTCAAGGCGTTGGAATACCTGCAGGAGGAGCGTAAGAAAATCACGGACAAATACCCGGTCAAGACGCATGAGGGCTGGTATGAAAGCGGCTTACCGACGTTTGAGGACTACTGCAAGCCCGGCGACACGGTAGACGACGCTATGGTGGACTGCTTTATGAACTTCGTGCCGCCTGTTACATACCGCTCGGATTGCTCACAGGCAGGAGAGGCGTACAGTCACGAGCCGGACGAGCAAAAGAGATACAGAGCAACCTACACGACATTTCACAGAGCCGAAGAGGGCTACTGGGTGTTCGACGGGTATTGTTTCAGAGGAGAGAATGAGAACAGAGTAAATCGCCCGGCGAAGTTGGAAACACTGATTGACGAGGCGAGGAGGGAGGCAGAGCGTGTACGTTAGAAAAACAGTGGATTGCTGGCGTATGTATGTAAACTACGGCAACGGTTGGGAGTACGAGCTGACAGAGTACAGCCGGGCAGAGATACGTCAGCGACAGAAAGAATACGCAGAGAATTGCCCACAATGGCCGGTAAAGGTTGTGAAAGGCAGAGAGAGGAAAGAGGAGGCAAAGAACAATGGATAAAGACTACAAAGAGAAGATACGAAAACTGCTGGCACTGGCTGAAAGCCCGAACGAACATGAGGCAAAGGCGGCGTTGTTGAAAGCTCGCCAGCTCATGGCGGAGCATAAGCTCACGGAGGCAGAGCTGAAAGACGTTGAGAAGCAGCAGGTAAAGGACATAAGAACGGACATTACCTGCAGCAAGCGGCGTGACCCGTGGATAGTAAACCTTTCGGCGGTTATTGGAGAAAATTATTGCTGCAAGGGGTACAGAAATCACAACTACGGAGAGCAGACCCAGCACATAGGATTTGTTGGACTTGAGGACGACGTAGAGATATGCGTGGCTATTTTCAAATATGCTGTGGACTGCATTTTGTCGGAGATTAAGCGCATAAAGAAAGAGAACGACTGCTATTACAGCAGCTATGTAAAGAAGCTGTGCGACAGTTACGGCTACGGCTTTGTGAATGGCATTGCGGCGGCGTTCGCAAAGCAGCAGGAGGAGAACGAGAGTGGCTGGGGCTTGGTGCTGGTAATGCCAAAAGAGGTAGAGGAGGCTACGCAGCATTTTGGAAAGCAGCAATTTCGCAGCCGGACAAGGGACAATATCGACGGCAGCGAATACATAAAGGGATTTCACAAGGGGACAGAGTTTGACCCTACAAAGAGGATTGCGGAGGAGGCAGCGGTATGACAAAAGAAAAGCAGGCGGAATTGATTGCGGCAGCTTGCAAGGAAGCAGGGCTGGACGGTCATATTAAGTGGATTGAAAAGAAAGCCCATGCACATACATGGGCGGAAAAGATTGCAGAGCGTTTCAGAGATAACAGGGAAATGCCGACAAAGAGCAGTTATATGTATTGTGATACGCTGGATATGTGTTTCTTTTACAACGAGGCAGGAACGCCGTATATGACATACGCCGGATATGTTACGGCAGGGTGTAAGGATATTGCAGGCAATCAGCTCCTCGAAGCGTTCCGCCGGGCAAACCATGTGCTTAATATTATGAAAGAGCTGGCGGAGGAGGTGCAGGTATGATATTCAGAGACGACACACACGCAGAGCAATGGGCGGAGGCAGTGGAGGCAGCCGGAGCATTAAGGGACGACGACACAGTAAACAGCTACTATGGAGCGAGCCTGTTTATTATCACGGGCGTACCGGGGCTTTACGGCCGGGCAAAGAAGCATATACATAATAGCTGGATTGACTTTGAAAAAATGCTAAATATGGGGCTTTCTACCGGGGAGAGTGTTCTTGTTGCACTGGCCGGGAACTTTTATAACGGCGGATTTTTCGACCGATACACGCCGGACGATATCGTAAACCACTGCGACGCAGGAATGGTTGAGCTGGCAGCAAAGGCATTGTGGCTGCGAAAACAGCGGATAGACTGCAATACCATTTTCGATTGAATTTGTCTGAAAATATTTCAATTATTTCTCCAAAATGGTTGACTTTTGGAACTCAAAAGACTATAATATAATTACAGTCAAGGGAAACCAAGACAAGTAAGGTGGCAGGTGCCGGAAAGGAAAAGCAAATGGACGAAAACATGAATGTAGGCGAAATGCTTCGGGAGCTGGCGGAAGAAAATCAGACCCGTAAAATCCTCGAAATCCTCAATACTTGCAAAGACCTTGAGGAAGCAAAGGAAAAAGTAAAAGCCCTGCTCAATAAATAAGCAAGGCTCATGGGAACCAATGAGGGAGCGGTACTTGCCGCCGCTCCGCTCAAAGGCGAATATATTATATCATGCAGAAATGAAAAAGGCAAGAGGGCGGAGGAGTGATAGAGTGAAGAAAATGGGCAGACCATTAAAGGCGGCGACTAATTTATCGCACGACGTTAAGGTACGCCTTGATGATGAAACCTACGAGGTATTATGCCAGCACTGCGAAGAAACAGGCAAGGAAAAAGCGGCTGTTTTGAGGGAGGGGCTACGGCTGTATCTAAATATCAATGTAAAGGAGAAATAAACCCCATGAAAAAGGCATTATGTTGCACGTTGGTTGCGGCAATGCTACTGTTTACGAACGGTTGTTCGGGGGGGGGTACAGCTCTTAGTGACAAAGCCCTCTCCGTAGCGAAGCAGGCGGTCGAGGTAGCGGACGCATATATCGACATGGAAATTGACAGCGACGAGGCAGACGAAAAGCTCGACGCACTCAAGGAGGAAATGGAATACACCGACGACCTCCCGGCAGAGGACAAGAGCGAAGATTACGTTATATCGACAGATTTGACGCTTATTTCACACGCTATACTCATGGACAGCATTGACAACACTTCCGAGAGCTACGACAAGGTTGTTGAGGCTCGCAACTCACTTGCGGAGGACGCAGGGTTAAAGAAGCGTTAGGAGGGTGCGGTATGGGTAGAGCAATGACACCGCAGGAGCTTGCGGAATTTAACGAACGCAGACGCAAGAGCCTCGAAGAAACGGCTGCAAAGCTCGGTGTTTCGCCGGAGCAGTTTGAGGAGATTGAGGCAAAAGCAAGGCGAGAATGCGTAGACAGACACAAAGCCAGCAAGGAAGAAACAGAGGAGGCATTGAGGGCGGCTCTATTGCTTATCGAAAGAGGTGCGGCAGAGCCAGCACAGGACAGCGCAGACGAGCTGGACGGCATGAGTGTTGAGGAGTTTAGCAGGGCTATTGCTGGGCAAATGAGCGCACTCGACGAGGAGGAGCGCACAGAGGCGGCGAAAGTTATCGCCCGGCAGATTGCTTGCTGGCGTGGCGGAGAGGACGAGCCGGGAACGCTCCGAGAGGAGATAATGCTCACGCTCAACTCTATGGTGCGCAGACACAACTACTACGCAAACAGAAAATAA